TCATCCCTCCTGATCAGCGCCGACGACGAGGTGGCATTCGTGGACCTGGTCGCGTGGAATTCGCAATGTTGCTGGGGGGTTTAATTGGCGCAAGACCAAGGTGTCCCCTTCCCAGCCGACGAATTGCTTTATTAAAACCGCCTGCCCTTGCTTATAGACGACTACGTCACGGCCGCGGATCGGTGGCTTGAACGGATTTACGTGTAATAGCCACCCCGGCTCGTAGCGCGGTTCCATGCTATCGCCGACCATGTAAATGGCGTAAGCCGAACGCACGCCGTTCAAGTTGGCGGGACGTGGCGTGTATCCGATCGGGCCATCCTCAAGAAACATCTCCTGGTCGGCGCCGCCGCGTGCGCCGCTACGGATCGGTATCCGATCCGGCTCGTGAAGCAGTCGTGCCGGTGGGACGGTTGGCCCAGTCGATCCAGTAGACGGGGGGCGACCCCGTCCGGGGCGTGGTCCCTCGCTCGCTGGCGGATCTGCGCTCGTATCCACGGCATGACGCAGGACCTCGTCTTCTGGTACATGCAAAAAAGCCGCGATGTGGACGACCTCCAGCGGCTTCATCTGACGATCTCCCTTTAGCATTCGAGACACGGCGGATGGAGCAAGGCGGAGATGGCGAGCAAGATCTGCCTGTGACGCGCCGACACGCGCCAAAGCTTGGTTGAACCAGGAACCGTCCATAATGCGTCCTTCACAATTTGCTATTGTTGACACAGCAACGCTCGATGCCTAACATACCGGTGCATTACTGACAAGCCATATGATGAACAGTTCGGCAAATATGACAAAGCTTCTTTCGTACTCGGTAAACGACGATTGCGAGGACCCCGGTTGTGCCTATGTCGTCGAGGAGTCTGACGGCCGGCGTACTTGCGGGGCGCCGCGCCGACCTTCTTCGTCTTACTGTCCCCATCATCATTCGCTTTGCTATATTGTCGGTGGCAGCGAGGCCGAAGTCGATCGGTTGCGCGAAGTCGAGGCGTTGGCGAGTGCAGTAGGCGGCCGACGCGCACGGCGCCGGTCGGCGCCCACCCGACAGTTTCTGACACGTCTGGAACGAGCGGTTCGTGATTTTCTGTGACCCAAGTGTTCATGTTATGTTCGAGGGATTGATTGATGGCAGGGTATCGTGTCCGGCGAAGGCCGCCAGTCGGCGAGGTCGCGGATATTGTGCCAACAGCGGAGCGGCACAACCACGGCATCGTTGAACGACTGGAACAGACGATAGGCGACAGTTCAGGACGTCCTAGCCGACCCTACCGCTTTGTCGACACACTAGCGGCTATGGAGAGACGGGGTTCGATCACCGCGGGGATGCGGCAAGCTGGTGAGGATTTTCGGGATCGCTTTGCCATCGCGCAACTCGATCCGTTGCGCGCCTTTGACACATCGCGGCTGCGGATCGGGAGCGGAGCAGGTTTCAGATCTGGAAATGAGCCCGGCTCGCGCATTGAAAACGCACGCGAAGCGGTATGGCACGCGATCCTTGCCGTGGGTGGCCTCGGTTCTGCCGGCGGCTCTTGTGTTTGGCACGTCTTAGGCTGGCAACGGTCGCTGAAGGAATGGGCCCTCGAGCAGGGGTGGAGAGGGCGGCGCGTCAGCCAGGAGGCAGCGTCCGGCATCCTGATCGCCTCACTCGGCGCACTCGAAGCCCATTTCGCTAGATCTCGCAATTGCTAATCACTTATTTATGGATTGACAATTCAGGATCAAAGTGGTATAGTTTCTCCAAGCTGGCAAGAATGGGTGACGAGATTACGACCACCTGCCGGCATCGCCGCACCGGGGCCGGGTGGTTCGGCTCCCGGTTGCAGCTTTTGCGCCGCACCACGATCAGACCGGAACGGCCGGCCCCGAGGGCCTACGCTCGAAGACAACGCGAGCTGTGACTGAAGCGGACGCAGCGCGAACTCGGACCTGACTCGCTTCGGGCGGCGCGACCGTGGGCTGCACCAAGACGTCGGAGTTTGATTGAGCGTCGGGTTCTCCGGCCACGTTCGTGCCACAGCACTACGATGACAAGGGGTTACACCGAAAGGGTCTCGCTGAGGATGCGCCTGAAGTGCTTGCGGACCCGTTCGCTTGCGTTGGCACCGAAGGTGCCGAGAACTGAACTCGGCGCGACTTTGACGCCCGCCGAAGCCCGGGCGCTCCTTTATGACTGGGCCTTCTGGGCACGTCCCAATCAGTTGCCGCCTGATGGCGAATGGCGGGTATGGCTCGTGCTTGCGGGGCGCGGCTTTGGCAAGACGCGAACCGGCGCAGAAATGATACGCGCTCTGGCGACCGCAGGAACGGCCCAGCGTCTCGCGCTCGTAGCGCCGACGGCCGGCGATGCCCGCGATGTCATGGTCGAAGGGGAAAGCGGCATCCTGGCCATCTCGCCACCCTGGGAGCGGCCGCGCTATGAGCCCTCCAAACGTCGCCTCACCTGGGCGAATGGAGCGATCGCCACTTTGTTCAGTGCCGACGAACCCGAACGCCTTCGCGGACCGCAGCACGACGCGGCCTGGTGCGACGAACTTGGCGCCTGGCGCCATCCCGAGGCTTGGGACATGCTGATGTTCGGGCTGCGACTGGGAACTGATCCGCGCGTTGTGGTGACAACTACACCGCGGGCGACGACGTTGCTTCGTGGGCTGATTGGTGATCCAACGGTCATCGTTACGCGAGGGACCACCTACGAGAACCGCGCCAATCTCGCCCCGGCTTTTTTCGGACAGATAATCCAGAAATATCACGGTACTCGCTTGGGCCGCCAAGAGCTCGAAGCAGAACTTCTTGAGGATGTGCCGGGCGCCTTGTGGAACCGCGGCATGTTGGAAGGATCGCGATCCCCCACGGCCCCGCCGCTGATCAGAGTGGTGGTCGCCATCGATCCGGCCGCGAGCTCGACTGACCGGGCCGACGAAACCGGCATTATTGTAGCCGGCAGGGATGAAGGCGGACGGGGTTGGGTGCTCGCCGACGCCTCGGGTCGCTATCAACCCGCGGAATGGGCCAGGACAGCCGTTTCAGTCTATCGCGCCCACAGGGCCGACCGGATCGTCGCCGAGGTGAACAATGGCGGCGACATGGTCGAGGCGACGCTGCGGATGATCGAGCCTGACGCGCCGTTCGCCGCCGTGCGGGCTTCGCGAGGAAAGGTAACGCGTGCAGAACCGATTGCGGCACTCTACGAGCAAGGCCGGGTGCACCACGTCGGCATGTTCCCTGAACTCGAGGATCAGATGTGCGCATTTACTGCCGATGCGCATGGCAACCTTTCACGTTCGACCAGCTATTCTCCGGATCGAGTCGACGCCTTGGTGTGGGCGTTGACCGATCTCTTTGTCGAACCCATGCCCGCAGAGGGGATTTACGAGGTGTATCGCCGGCTGAGTGGTCAGCTGGCCGGTAATACAAAACGCCGTACTTGAAAATCATTAGCTGACCATTACCGGGAAGGAGTTGATCATTGACGCTTCTCGTCAAGGACGCCAACACGACGATACAACCGATTTCGACGCAGGCTGATATTGCGGGCAACCTCGTCCCGGTTCATACGCCCGCCGCAATCGCGGGCGGCGTCGCGACTCCGGTCGGCCCGACCGCTCCGCTTCCGGTTATCAATGCTGCTGGCGCTCCAGCGATCGACGGCAGCGGCACCGTGACCACCGGAGGTATGGCGCAGACGCTCTTCGGTGGCATCGTACCGCTCAACGGGTTCCTAGTCGCGAACAACTCCTCGGCTACCCTCTATATTTCGGATGTCGGTACGGCAAGCGCCGGTGGAAGCTCGATCCCCATCGCTCCCGGTGCCTCCTTCGTCACGCCGTCCGGCTACAAATCGGGGGGTACGGTCAGCCTTTATGCAAGCTCGGCAGGCCAGTCCTTCGCGGCTCGGAGATGGTGATGCCTCTGCCGACACCAGCATCTGTGCCGGATCTGGCCACGTCGATGCCGACAGTCTTTGCCGTAGCCCTCGGACTTTGGTTCGCCACGACGACCGCCATTCTAATCGCGGAGACCCGTCTGGTGCACCGCATTGCGAAGTTTCGCTTCCATAACATATGGCGAGTGCTCCCCGTGGTCCACGTCCTGGCTGCCCGATCACATTGGAGAAACAGTCTGTGACTGTCAGACAGACAAGCGCATTCCGCCGAGCTCACTGGCAGCCGGCTACAGGGTTGCAGCTCACCCGCACTCTTCTGCGAATTACGGCGTTTGCCTTCGGTCTCGGGGTCACCCTCCCCACCTTGGCACAGACGATCAATGGCAGCTCAATTGACGTAACCGGCCAGTCCACCCTGCAAGGTGACGTGGTCATGTGTTCCGGGCACCCCTGGATTGATGTACGTTGTAATGGCGCCATGGCCGACGGTAATCATGACGACACCAGCGCCATAAACAGCACGATTTCAACCGCTATCGCCAATAATTGGCCGGTGCACTTGTCGGCTGGAACCTACAAAGTTACCTCGCCGATAGCCATCGACTACGCCAGCCAGGCGGGCAAAGGGTTTCGCATCATCTCGGATGGTGCCATCATCGACGGTCGAACAATCGCGTCCGGCCCCGTACTACAGATCGAATGTGGCGGAGGTACGACCAGCAGCCCCACAGGGTGCTTTTACTTTAGAGAAGAGGGAACTCTATTCGTCAACGGCAATACGCCGGCATATGTGGTCGTGCTCGGCAAAACTGATTTTTCCGATGCACATAATTCGGCAAAAATCGACCATCTGATCGTCAATAATACTAGTACAGCCTCCGCCGGCGGAGGGTGCCAATTCAATTACCTGCTAGATACTGATATTTACGCGGTTTGTGTGGCAGCCGGTGGAGCGGCTGGGCTCGCGCTCGAACAGGTTCAGTTTTCTCGTATATCCGGTGCGGGTACGGCAGAGGGAACCGGCGGTCGCGGAGTTGTTCTGGAGAACGGCTATAATTTCAGCAATACTTTTTTTGCGCTAGATCTGGAAGTCTCCCCGGTATGCCTCTCGATAACCTTCGATCATAATGGGCTTAACACTTTCATATCACCTTATTTCAACTGTGTCACAGCGGTGGCTACGACGGCGAGCCTCGGCAATGTGCTGATCAACCCCAATTATGGCGGCGCAACGGTCAATTTTGGACCGCTGTCAGCAGGAATATCAGTAATTGGCACGGGATCCCGAGACAATTGGCTGTTTCCGACAGCTGGGTCCTATTTCGCCACGCCAATCGATGATGGACTCAGTGTCTCAAACTACAATGCTCCAGGGACATCGATGTCGGTGACCCTGCCCGCTATTACCAGCGTCAATGCCGGGTGGAGCATGGGATTTGCTTCCGACAATAGCAAAGGTATGACAATTACGACCACCACCGGTTCGATCGTCTCGGGCGGAAAGAGCGTCGGATCAATTACGCTAGGTGCCGGGAATTATGAATATGTCCGACTGCAGTCGGATGGGAGCAATTTTCGGATTGTCTCGTCGACTCGAAATACGCGTTTGGCGAATGGCTTTGAACCGCCGCCCTGGCCGAGCAACTGGCTCTTCCCGGCCAGTTCCGGCTATGCCGCCGGTCTCGGCGACAACGGCAACATCTTGTCGAGCTATAACAGCGCCTCCGGTTTGACCGTGACGCTACCTTCCACAAGTGGACTTCCAGACGGCTGGTCCATGGGCTTTGCCACTGACAATGGCAAGGGTCTTACGGTTGAGGTGAACAACACCACGGGCGGGCACATCGTGTGGCCGGGTTCGGGCGGGTCGAAAACATCATTGGTAATGGCGAACACGAGCCAGGGCGCTTACGAGTTCATGGTGCTGCAGTACGATGGCAACGGTATTTTTCGGGTTCTTGAAGCGACATCATCTACTGCGCAAGCGATCGGGATGATCGGCGCCGCCGGAATCAGCAGCTGGAGCTTCCCCATGGCGAGCTCTTATTCCGCTAGCGTCGCCGACAATGGTCATGTGGTGTCAAGCCTCAACAGTCCAGCTCCTTATTTGGCTGTAACGCTGCCACCGACGTCGTCGGTGCCAATGGGATGGACTATCGGCATCGCGACCGACGGCAACAAGACCGCCTCGGTGCAAGTCAACTCTACGTCCGGCGGGCGCATTCTCTACCCGGGTAGCGGCGCGACTACGACTTCGTCCTCGCTCGCCGAAGCCAATTACGAACTTCTAGTTCTGCAATTCGACGGTGGCAATTTTCGGGTGATCCAGGCAACGCCGGCGACGGCCACCTTGATGGGGATCACCGGCAATGCCCCGGGGATCAATCGCTGGAGCTTCCCGGCAGTCAGCACCTATGCGGCCTCGCAAAGCGACGCCGGCAACTCATTGTCCAGCTACAACACCCCGACCGGATCGCTGACCGCGACCTTGCCGCCGACCACGGCGATCACCGCCGGCTGGACGATGGGGTTTGCTACCGACAACGGTAAGACCATAACCGTTCAGGTCAACGGCGCTTCTGGCGGACATATCCTTTATCCCGCCGGGGCGACCGGCACTGCCAGCAACTCGGTGACGCTCGCCGCAGTAAACTACGAATTTCTGACGCTGCAATTCGACGGCAGTAATTTTCGAATAATGTCAATTACACCTCGCAGTGCCGCGGCGCTGGGCATGTTCGGACATCCAATTACCGCTGGGGCGACCCCGTCGCTCGGTTCTGGAACTAGCGATTGTGGCGCGGCGCCCTCGATCGGCGGCAATGACAGCGCCGGCCGGGTTACCGTCGGTTCTGGCAATGGCGGCCGTTGTACGATTACATTCGTATCGCCGTGGCCGAACCCTCCGGTGTGCTCGGCTTTCGACGAAACCACGGCGACCCTCGCACGGCCGACAGCGACCTCGACGGCCAGCGTGGCGCTTACCGGGACGTTCGCGGACGGCGATCTCCTCGTTTACAACTGCGTCGGCTTCCAATGATCAGGACCGCCTCCACCGGAGGAATCGGGGTGGGCAGCGACGTTATTGCTGTCGGCCATCCATGGACATCTCGGAGTCGCTCTGATGCCTGTTCCTGACGACAAACGGATTTCGTTGGCGTCCTACACTTGGGGAAGCTCGTGGGATCAGAACGACATCACCCGATTCCGCGATATCTTTCAGCCCGACCGAGGAAATTTTTCGCCCAGTTATCCGCTGGTACCGCCGGAGCGCGAGCAGATACGCCTTTGGGATTACCCGGTCGGCTACAATGCGATCTATACGCCGCGCTCTTACGAAGCGATCGGTTTCGACGAGTTGCGAGCACTAGCCGAAAGTCACGACATCACCCGGCTCGCGATCGAAACGCGGAAGGATCAAATCGAAAAACTCGAATGGACGATCAAGTCACGCAACGAGAAATCGCCCGGCGTAAACGCCGCCCTACGGATTGACCAGCTGACCGAGTTCTGGAGAAGCCCCGATGGCGAACAACCCTTTGCGACCTGGCTTCGCGAAGCGCTTGAGGACGTCCTCGTGCTTGACGCTGCGGCATTCGAATTACGCCGTAACCGCGGCGGCGATGTCGTCGGGCTCGATATCGTCGATGGTTCGACAATCAAGGTGTTGCTTGACGACACCGGCCGGCGTCCACGGCCTCCAGCCCCGGCTTACGAACAGATAATTCACGGGCGACCCTGGCGTCTCCTGACCAGCGAGGAACTGGTCTACCTGCCGCGGAACCCACGGCCGCACAAGGCGTATGGCTTCAGCCCCGTAGAGCAGATCGTCACGACGGTCAATATCGGGCTGCGTCGCCAAGCAATGCAGTTACAACATTTCACGGAGGGCAATGTTCCACCCGGTCTGCTGAATGCGCCGGACGGGTGGAGCGCCGAGCAGATCCGGCAATTCCAGGAGTGGTTCGACTCGATCCTCGCGGGAAATACGGCAAATCGTACTCGCCTCGTCTGGGGTCCCAGCGGCGCCAAATACCAAGCCTTCAAGGAGGCGCCATATAAGGACGATTTCGACGAGTGGCTAACGCGGATTGTCTGCTACGCATTCTCGTTGCCCCCTACCGCCTTTACCCCGCAGGTCAACCGCGCTACGGCGCAGACTGCCCAGGAAGCAGCCCTCGAAGAAGGTCTCACGCCCTTGCTAGGTTGGGTGAAGCGGCTGGTCGACGGCGTCATTCAGACCAGGATGGGTCATGTCGATCTTGAGTTCGCCTGGTCGAATACCCGACCGACTGACCCAAAGGATCAGGCAACGATCCTCAGCAGTTATGTAAAGGACGGGATCTACGCGCTCAACGAGGCGCGCGACATTCTGGGAATGCACCCGGTCGCAGGCGGAGACGAACCGATGTTCTCGACTGCAAATGGTCCTGTATTGTTAAGCCAGGCAGTCAAGAAAATCGACGTCTAGCAGAAAAATACTTAAGCTCCGCCATCGGAAATTACTCCTTGTGGACGGCGAGCGGCGAGGTCGAGTTTATCCACGCCGCTGCTTTCCGCTCTCGTATGCTATTGGTGCTAGAATCTTGCTCACTGGCGATCGAGCCCGGCGTCAGAAGCTTTTGCAATCGGCCACCTCTTAACTTCTGTACCGCGCGACTTTTTTGCCCGAGTTCGGTGAATAGGCACAATAGGAGCCTTAAATGAGCGTTCTGCCCTCCGACATCATCGTGTATGGTTCGGCCAATATGCCTGAGGCGGATGGTGCAATCAGTGGCGGCGCTGTTGATTTCACCCGTCGTGTCACATTTTATGACATCTCCCCAGCGGACAATGTGGACGTAATATCGAGCTCGGCCAGCGATACGGCGACCAAGATCACCTATTACGGTCGTGATCCGACGGGTGTCATCCAGAGCCAGACATTAACCTTGAATGGTCAAATCTGGGTAACCGGATCGCAGTCGCTGGAGCGGCTGCTCTATGCCGCCTTGTCAGGCGCAACCGCCAACGGTCCGATTGCCAACCCCGGGGGAACAGCTGCCGTCGGTGACGTCGCCTTAGCCGCACATAACTGTGTAGTGCCGACGGGTTCAGTCACAACCGACGCGAGCCTGCACACCGCTCAGAACGGCTCCGCCAATCACAGCGGCACGACCCCGCCGCTGTTTAAATTGCAGTCCGGCGATGCTGTCGGTGTCTCCGTCGGACAAATCATCTGGACCAAAGGCGGCACTGGGTCGAACCAGTTGCGTCAGATAATCGCGGTCTCGGGCTACGGTACCGATGTGGTCGCGGTCAATCGAGACTGGGGTACAATACCGGACAATACGACAACCTACAAGATCCTTCAAGGAATGCTCTTTGAGATTTCACCAAACGCCGTGACCGCGATTGTTCGCATGTTCTCGAACACAGCAGCTGATGGACTGACCGGCACACAGCGTACCTATTACGAAAAAGTCTTCGTTGTCAATAACAACACCGGCACCGCACTGAGTGGCGCGCAGATCGAGATCGCGACCGAGATGCCGAGCTTACCCTCGGGTGCTTTGTTGGATTTGACGTTGACTACGGCTCTGAACGACACCGGCACCGTCGCCAGTCGTCAGGTCGCACCTTCTTCGGGGATAGGCTCGTTCATTACGCAACCTGCCCTCGTCAGTGTGCCTGGTCCGGGCAACCTGCCTTCAGGAGCAACGCCCAACGCCTCGGGTGCTCAAGGCGTGTGGTTGCGATTGACATTACCGGCCGGTACCGCGGCCTACAAGGGCTGGGCCGACCTGCGGACGCAAGGAACCACGACGTAACGGTCGTACTGCTCAGTCGAGCCAAGTCTTCATAGCTGATGAGGTGAAACCTGGCTATGGCGCTAGCTACGCACCTCGCGGTCTTCTATGCAACAAACAGCAAAATTCTTCGCCGAAAGGTCGTCCCCGACGATGATGCGCAGCTTGCGCAATTGCGCGCTGAACCGGGCGAGAGTGTGCTGTTGCTGCCGCTTGACCGTCCCTACGATGACGCGGCCTGCCGAGCTGCGATCGCTGAAGCGACGGGTTCTAGGCCACCCAGCGGACGGTGCTGCGTCGTCGACGAATCAGGTAGCGTAATAGCAGTCTGCAATGCTGATCCCGCGCTCGATAGACATCCGCAGGGTCGTCTCGTCACAAATGAGACTGCGACTCCCGGCGACCGTTTGGCCGACGGGGTCTTTCTGCGCCATGTTGAGTGATGATCATTTCGGCCGTCATGCTCTCATTACAGAGAGCCTAGGCCCCTACCGTCGTTGGGGCGCTTCTGGAACTTACTGGCCCGAGAACTGCGGCCAGGTCAAGGCAGCGGATTTGGCGTACCATAAGAGGCGCGCGATCGGGGCTCACCTTCTCCATTGCTTCGTGGTCCCCAGGTGACGGAAATCTATATCATCTCCGGCACATCCTGGACGGTGCCGAACGACTGGTCGAACACCAACACGATCGAGACGATCGGAGGTGGTGGCGGCGGTGGAACCCCAAATGCCAGCAGTTTTTCTGGTTCTGGCGGCGGCGGCGGCGGCTACTCGAAGATCAGTAATCTCAGCGGACTGAGCGGCAGTCTAATGGTCCAGGTGGGCGCTGGCGGGACGGACGATGCAAGTGGGGGTGATACTTGGTTCAATGGCCCGACTCTCGGCGCATCTTCTGTGGGCGCCAAGGGTGGTGGGGCTGGAGATGTGAACGGCCACGGCGGTGCTGGCGGTGCTGCTGCGAACGGTGTTGCTCCGGGTGGCACAAAGTTTTCCGGCGGCAGCGGCGGGTCGGTTCCGCTCCAACCCTGGACGGGCGGTGGCGGTGGTGGCGCGGCCGGCCCCAATCGCGATGGCGCCCCGGGGGGCGCCGGTAGTGCAATAGCCGACGGAGGTGGCGGTGGCGGCGGGAACAGCGGCGGTTTGGCTGGCGGCTCCCCGAGCGGTGGCTCGAACAATGGTGGCGCCGGCGGCTCTGGTGGCAGCGGAACGGGCGGCGGCACTGGCGACACCGGGTCGGGTCCCGGCGATGGAACCGCCGGGACCGGTGGTGGCGGCGGCGGTGCAAGATTTCAGACGTCAGACAACGGGGGAAATGGTGCTGGCGGCAGCGAATTCGACGCCAGCCACGGCTCAGGCGGCGGTGGAGGAGGTGGCGGCGGAAGTAACGGCACCATTGCGGGGAACGGCGGAGTGGGTGCGAATTACGGGGGTGGTGGGGCCGGAGGTGGCTATCCGCAGAGCGGTACTGCCTGGGGCATCGGCGGCACTGGCGGTAACGGGATCATCGTCATTACATATGCCCCCGCAATAAGCGGCACGCTAATCGCCGAGTCCCGGAATCCGGTGGAATATCAGGCTGTCGGCCGGATAGATGCGCTTGACTCGGTCGAGTTTAGCGGATCTTTGCCGATTGATGCCGGACTGCCGATCGAAGGACGCCAGGAAATTCGGTGCGGTGGCAACACTCCGATCGAAGCTTCTTCTCGTCTTTTGAGCTCGCGGGTGATCCCGATCCAATCGGCAGGCTCCTTGAGCGTTATCACGGACGCGTTCATGCCATTCGAGGCCGCGGCACGATTAAACCGCGACACACTGGGGTTCGTCGAATTCGCCTCTGTTACCTCAAGGAGGGCCAGTGGTTGGATGGAATGGACTGCGGCCCACGCGTTCAGTACAGAAATTGCGGCCGAGGATCTTGGGAGAACAAAAGTGGAGTTCCAACTCCCGTCGGAATCCAGTGCTTTGCTTGCTGGTGACGTGCAATTTCGCCTCGAGCTTCTCGCTATTCCGTGGAGCGAGGCGCTCCTCGTTTTAGAAATGTTGACTAACCGCACGCGCATTTCGGCTTGTGGCTCGTTCTACTTGGAATGGGCAGACCCACCAGCCGCGCTTGTTTTGGCGTCTGAGCGGCTGTTGCGCTCGCCGGGCAGGGTGCGCATCCTTGCTGGGCCCCGTAGCGTTCACCCGGTCAGAGGTCAATGAGGTCTATGCATGCACATCGTTACGCCGTTCACCCCGATCGAGATTGGTGAAACGGACTATTTTGCTTTTGACTTCACGCCCGACGTTGGTGCCGCCACAATTGTATCGACGACTTGGAGTTGCGCACTGGGTCCGTACGAGACGGCAATCGATCCGATGCCGCAGTCGAGGATTTTGTCGGTTTCCTCGGAGACCGTTGTCCAGACGCGTTCGCCGACGGATGGCTCTCTTCAGACACGCACCGGGTCGTTTTCTGTCGGCTTGATCGGTGCGATGCCAATCTCGGCAGCCGGCGGTATCTATATCCTCGAGGCCACTGTTAATCTCAGCGACGGACGTGTGCTGAAACTCAATTCAACGGTTCAATGCAGGCAGCCGGGGGCATGAATTCGAGCAGGTATGTTTGTTGCGGTGACTAATTCAGACACCTGATTGGGATTTCAAATTATGCGGCTTTACGGCGCAATACAAAAGGTCGAGCCTCAGGACGACGGGACCGTGCGGGTGCACGGGATAGCGACATCCGAGGCAATAGACGAAGAAGGAGAAATCGTACGGGCCGACGCTATTCGTGCAGCGATCCCGGACTACATGCGGTTCCCCGCTCTCCGAGAAATGCATCAACTCTCCGCCGCCGGAACGACGCTCGAAGCCGAAGTTTGCGAGGACGGCACTACCCGAATTGTCGCCCACGTTGTCGACCCGGTCGCGGTGTCCAAAGTAAAAAATCAGGTCTATCGAGGTTTCTCGATCGGTGGACGTGTCACGCAGCGCGAGTCCGGTAACCCGAAGACGATCACCGGTATCGTGTTAAATGAAATTTCCCTGGTAGACCGACCGGCTAACCCAGAAGCCATTTTCGACTGCTGGAAAGCGGCAATGGCATCGAATGCTTTTTTTGGTGTCGCTGAGCCGGATATCGCCAACGGCAGACAAACCACAGTTACACAGATTCCATTGGAGCAAGAGCCCTTTAACGCGCCAATACAGATTTGGGCTTGCACGGTTCCAGAGCACCGTCATCTGGCCAAGACGGATGCGCTCAGATGCCTTAAGGGCGACGGCGGGACAATAAAACACGAGCGCGGGCGCGCCGTCGCGAGCGCGGTTATAGCCAGTGATGAGGAAGCAGTCTCCGGCACCGAACTTCGTAAGAGTACTTCTGAGGCCAGCAAAACCGATCGTGATGTCCGGTTCGCCGATCTTGGCTATCAACCAGACGGCAAAAAGCGCTATCAAATCGACACCGATCGCTATATTCGCGCCGCTTGGAGCCGCATTAACAGACCTTACAATGCCAAAAAATACAACGCAAAACAGCTGAGACAGGTCCGGGATGAAATCATCGCTGCCTGGAAAGAGAAGATCGGTGTCGAAGGCCCTCCCTCCGCGGAAGACCGCGATGCGGCATCTCGGGCGTCTCTAACGAAAGCTCTGTGCGACGTCGGCCAGATCGCTCGCGTGATTACCGAACTCGACTGGCTGAGGGATGTTCTCGAGGTCGAAGCAGCGCTCGAGAACGATCAGTCCCCACAACCGGCTCGGCTGCTGGGGATCATCATGGAACTTTGCAATTTTCTGAACTGCTTGGCAAACGAAGAGATCGGTGAAATCCTGGACGGGGCGGAAACAGACGGCCTAGGGCTCGCGTCGGCAGCGCCGGGATTGCTCTGGACAGAGGCAGCTGAGTCCGACCTCGAACGCGTCGCTGCTCTTCTTCGAAGCGGCGGCGCCAATATGCGGCGGCTGGCTGCCGGCGTCCTGACGAAGGCCAAACACTCGCGAGCTGATCAGGCGCTACTGAACATGGCCTACTTCGCGTGCGACCAATGTCTTAAAATTGGCAGGCTGTCGGTCGACGCGCAGGCAAACATGGATCGAGCACGCTACCATCTTCAGGAAGCTGGCGCGATGCCGACCCCAGTCTCGATCGCCGAGGAAGCGGCGAATACCAGATCTCCTTCGCCGGCGCGGCAAGAGTTCTCGACCGGTGACAGCACCGATCTCGACATCATGAATGTGCTCGGCATCGTCACCGAACTGTTATGCAAACGGGAGCGTGCCCACGAGAACCTCATGGACTTGGCCCATGGCTGCCTCGAAGCGCTGACTGACGGGAGTGTTTGCGGACTGACCGCAAAGTTCGGCGCGCGGCACTCAAACGAGACGTTGGAGCATTTCCGTTCGTCGCATCGCTATCTGGTTGCGGCTGGAGCCAAATGTGACATGACGGAGATCGATGAGCCGAGTCCGACGACCAAGCTCGCATCCGGAACGCGCATCCGCGCGGGAGACCTGGCAACCGCGACTTCTAGTGAACTTGTCGAAAAGGCGGCGGTGGCAAAGGTTTTGGGGGAAGTTGTCCCGATAATCGAGCGCCTAGCGAAACGCGTCGACGAGATCGCTCGGACGCCCTTACCCCCATTGACCATGGCCAAAGGGACGGTTTCGGTATCGAAGCAGCAGGACCGCGGAAACAGCGTCGGCAGCGGCGACCCAGAGCTGTCGCCGGACGCGATCGCCGCCGCCCTCTCCAAAATGAGCAAGGAGGAACAGACGCTGACGCTGATAAAGGCCAGCTACGCGACCCCTATTCGGATCCCCGGCTCAGCCGCAGGTCACACTTGAAATCAGAGGCCGATCCAACACCGGGCTTAATTTGCCCGGGACGCCGACGGATCGCCGCACGTAACACCATCCGGCCCAACGGCCGTCGCCGAGCTCGGTGATCCACCGGGTTCTTTGTTACCCCCCTCATCCGGGAGGAATTTGATGAACACCATCACTCAAGAATCGCTAGAGCTCATGAAAGGAGCTCTCGCAAAGCCGGATAATCGACTGGCTAAATCGATTTCGACAGCGACCGGCCTGTTGGCCTTTGACCTGCAGGCACCCGCCAAAAACCTTTATCCATTCGTCACTCCCCTCCGGAATATCGTTCCGCGGGTTGGCGGCGGCGTTGGTTCCGCGACTAATTGGCGCCAAGTGAATGCCATTATCGGCTCTGGCTTCGATTCAATGGGGTGGGTCCCGGAAGGCCAACGTTCGGGCCAAATGTCGTATTCAACCTCAAACAAGACCTCCCCTTTTGTCACGATTGGCGAGGAAGATGCGGCGACCTTCGAAGCGATCTCCGCCGGTCGCCAGTTCGAAGATATCCAGGCACAGATGGCCTTCCGCCTTCTCCAGAAGATGATGCTCAAGGAGGAGATGGCGATCCTCGCCGGCAATGCCTCGTTGACCCTCGGTACGCCTTCTACTCCGACCTTGTCGGCATCTGGCGCCGGCGCAACGCTCCCTGCCGCCACCTACTTCGTCAAAGTCGTAGCGTTGACGCTCGAAGGCTACCAGAACTCGAGCATTTTAGGCGGCGTCGCGACGTCGAAGACTGTAACCGGAGCCGACGGCAAGAGCTTCATGCTCTCTGGCGGTTCCTCGAACATAAGCGCCGAGGCGAGCCAGGCGGTAACACTCGGCCAGTCGCTGTTTTGCTCGGTCAGCCCGGTCCAGGGCGCGGTTGCCTATGCTTGGTATGTGTCGACCACAAGCGGCAGTGAG